GATTTTGATCATGATGACTCCTTTGGTTAGGTAAGAGAATCATCACATATATCTAAAGCATGTAACCCATACTTTAGTCTAGTACGCTAGAATGACATAACAAACACCGAGCACATGTAATACGTAACAAGCCTATAGGCTTTATATATATATAAGATTGTGTATTGTGTCTTGTGTATTAGATCGTATATGAGCCTATGATCGCAAGATCATCGGGGGCCATTGATGTAATTATCTATCTCCCCCCTCTTGATCGATTTTATCGATAATGGCTAGGGCCATACAAGGGCGCAGGAGCGTACCTTTCCCTGTCATGACTTGCATGAGTAGGCATGATGCGTAGGTCAATCGGGCATGTCATGGCCAGATGCGGCTTGCATAAACCTCGCTTCGTTGGCACATCGAATGGGACGGGGCCTCTGGTTTTGGGTGCACTACTACCATCCCCGCCCCAAGAAAAAATAGCTTTTACGATATGATGAGTACATCGACAATATGGAGATGTACGGTTATGGTGACGTTAGAAAAGAACATAGAGATACCTGAGAAGCAAAAGATAGCTAAATACCCATACGAAGCATTAGAGCTAGGAGATAGTTTCTATGTACAAGATGGCGATTTAGGCAGGTTATGTAATGCGAACTATCGAGAGTGGAGAAAAAGTGGGAAGAAGTTCACAGCAAGGAAGGTGGATGGTGGTGTTAGGGTGTGGCGGGTTGAGTGAGTCATGAGTTTCAGATTGCTTGGATTAAACGGTATACGGAGGGTGATAAGACGTATCCGTACCAGGCGATGAGGTGGTATGCCGAGGAGGGGAGAAAGCGACCTTTAACGGCTGATGAGCAAAAGACGGTGTTGTGGTTAAAGGAAAACTATGGACTGGAAGCCCTCTTGCGAAACGTGTCGATGGAGTCAGGCGATTGGACTCAAAGAAAAGGAAGACGATAAGGAGGAGATTCTGATTTGCATGAGAGATGGCCTATTGGCTGAGAAGCCTTGCATGAAGTATGAATACGAACCAGGTACACAATGAACTTTGATTTACAGCATTTCTACAGGTTTTGTAGGGAACTGAAGGTAGAGACAAAGGAGCTTGGGATACAGCGCCTTGGGCAGCGTTTATTGGGCAGCCAGACCTATGTGATGGAGGAGGTTGCTAAAGGCTTAAATCAAGGTACGCACTTCTTTGTGATTCTGAAGGGTAGGCAGTTAGGGATTACGACGATCTCGCTTGCCTTAGACCTTTACTGGCACTTTAAGAACCCTGGGTTTCAGGGGACGTTAACAACGGATACGGAAGAGAATAGAGATCAGTTCAGAACCACGTTAGCGATGTACATGGATGGCTTGCCACCGGAGTACAAGATTCCTTTGATGACGCATAACAGGAATCAGATGGTGTTAAAGAACAGGTCAAGGTTGTTTTACCAGGTAGCAGGATTGCGAGCGAAGGGGTCGTTAGGGCGTGGTAAGGGGATTACTTACCTGCATGGCACAGAGACATCGAGTTGGGGTGATGAGGAAGGCTTGGCTTCTTTGCTAGCTTCCTTGGCTGAAAAGAACCCGAATAGGCTTTATCTCTTTGAGAGCACGGCTCGTGGGTTCAATATGTGGCATGACATGTGGCAAGTGGCTAAGAAGGCTAGAACGCAGAAAGCGATCTTTTGTGGCTGGTGGCGAAATGAGCTTTATGCGGCTGACCCTAAATCCGATGTGTATCGGGTGTATTGGGATGGCAAGTTAAGTCCAGAAGAGAAGGAATGGACAAGAGAAGTTAAGAAGCTCTACCAGGTGGAGATCAATACAAGACAGATTGCTTGGTGGCGCTGGAAGCTCAATGAGGGCTTAAAAGATGAAGCGCTGATGTATCAAGAGTTTCCACCAACGGAAGACTACGCCTTCATCATGACAGGCAGTAGCTTCTTTAGTCACACACGATGTACCGATCAAGCGAAGGTGGCGAAGCAACTCATGCCACGCAACTATCGATTCTCGATGGGGCAGTATTTTGAAGATACGGAGTTAATACAAAGCACCGAGCGTATGGCTACGCTTAAGATTTGGGAGGAGCCGATTGATAACGCCTACTATGTTATTGGAGCAGACCCAGCGTATGGAAGCTCTGACTGGGCAGATCGATTCTGCATTCAAATCTATCGAGCGTATGCGGATGGACTTGATCAGGTTGCAGAGTTTGCTACCTCAGAGATCAACACCTACCAGTTTGCATGGATTATCTGCTACCTGGCAGGGGCTTATAAAAACTCAACCTTGAACCTGGAAGTCAATGGCCCAGGGCAGGCGGTCATCAATGAGATGCGTAACCTGAGGCGACAGGCGCAGACGATGGAGCCGAAGAAGGCAAGGCGCTTGGATGATGTCTTATCCCACATGCAGCACTACCTCTGGCGGCGCAATGACTCACTAGGTGGTGTGTCTAATTCGCTTGGTTACTTGACCACGCATTCATCCAAGGAACGGATGCTCAATTACTTTAAGGATTACTTTGAGCGCGGGATGATGAATGTCTACTCGATGGACTTGCTAGAAGAGATGAAGTCCGTGGTGCGAGAAGGTGGTTCGATTGCTGCTTATGGACGCAATAAAGATGATCGGGTGATTGCGACCGCACTTGCTTGCGTGGCTTATGCCGAGCAGCTCATGCCAAGGCTTATGCAAATGCGTATGACAAGGGCAAGGAAGGAAGAGGCAATCACACCCGTACAAGAACCGATCATGGATCGGCAGATCAACAACTACTTGAAAGCACTCGGTGTCGGGCCTCAGTAAAGAAGCCATGATGGAAGTCATGGAGAAGTTTTTCGCAGATAAAAAACGCGGTATCTCCATTCGTCTTTTTGCTGAGCTTTGTGGTCTTACTGAAGATCATCTAAGAGATGTATTCCAGCGCAAGACCTATCCGCTTACCGAGTTTGTGCAACGCCGTGTCAATCGTGCTTACGAGCAATGGACAAACGGCGATGTGGCTGTGATGCGATTTAGGCGTGATGTGTATTTAGAGTTTCGCAAGAAGCCTAAGCAAGCCATGGTGCGTCGCAATCTGATTGAGTTTGATGGCAACCAGTTCAAGTTAAATATTGGCGTAAAGCCTAAGTCTGATGATTACCACCGCGATAACCTAGATACCCAGATAAGGAGAAAGCATGGCCGTTTATCATGATTACAAGTGTGCTGCTCATGGCTTTTTTGAAAGCAATAAACCTGAATGCCCTCATGGATGCACAGCGGATGTGCAAATGGTGTTCTTGCAGCCCGTTGGTATGAAGTCTGATAAGACCAAACACGCTGATAGCACGCTTAGAGAACTGGCTAATGACTATGGCATGTCAGACATTAAGTCAGCTAGAGAAGGTGATCATCAAAACAATGCCTTGCTGAACAATAAGAAGGCTGCGCAACCACAAAACCCATTTGCTGTGCAATGGGGTAATCCGTCACAAATAGGTAACTACAATCTCAATTCCATTAAAGGTGAAACTGTGGGAGGCTTGTCAGCCGTGAAGGAAAGTGGTATAGCATTGCGCAAGCCGCAACCCTCGGTGGTGATGCGAGACCATGAAAACTTGAAGTTACCGACATGAGAATTCCTGACGATCCTGTTCAACGCGAGTATTTCTACAACGACCTGGTTGATAAATGCTCCGTTAGCATCCAGGAACGTACAGGTACTTACGATTCATTAAGGTCTTACTATCTTTTTGGTGCGGGGCTTGATGCCCCACCGGCTTACTACAACAAGATTTACCCGCACATCGATCAGTTATCGAGTTTCCTTTACTCAGCGGAAACCACGCGCTTTACGATTTCGCTTGGCGCTTCTGTGAATGCGCATGAGCAAACCAAGATTCCTGCGCTGACTGGCGCATTAAACGATGACTGGCTAAACTCCAATGCTGATCAGGTGTTTGCGCAAGCTCTGAATTGGGCGCTTTGCTACAACTCCACCTTTATTAAGCTCATTCAGAAGAATGGCTTGCACCCCTACATGGTTGATCCACGCTGTATTGGTGTGTATCGAGAAGATACGCCTTACACAGATCGCCAAGAAGCGTTGATTCAGATTTACTACATCACACGCTCTGAGTTATATGCAAGGCTTTATTCACACCCTAACCGTGATGCACTGCTTGCTCGCTTGCAGTTAGGCCAAAGCCAGCAGAATCAAGTGCCTGATGGCATCCAGCGTCTGATCTTGTCGGCTACTGACCCCACGATGTACGGTAATGTGAACCTCAATATTGCTGGTATGCAGCAGTACAAGGCACGGGTGGCTGAAGATACGATCAAGATGACTGAGTTGTGGGTGTGGAACGATGACACTGATGATTACCAGTGCGTCACGATTGCCGACCCGAATGTCATCATCTATGACAGACCAGGTGAGAGCATGTTCTTAAAGGGTGAGTTGCCCTTTATTCAGCTCTGCCCAACCCCGCAATATGACTACTACTGGGGTATCTCTGAAGTTGCAAGGCTTGTTTTCCTGCAAGACATGCGCAATAAACGCATGACAGAGATACTTGACCTGTTGTCTAAGCAAGTCACACCACCGACAGCCTTGATTGGCTTTACTGGTCTGCTTGATGAGAAGAACTTTGCGCTTAATCGCGTGGGTGGTTTGCTATCTACGGACATGCCTAATGCCAAAGTAGAGCAATTAGCACCATCGATACCCAAT